TCAAGGACTGTGTTGGTACCTTCTTCGTCAGGAATGTCTACTACGCCGTCTCGGGCATTCATAGAAAGATAGTGGATGGTTGCAATACCCATGGGGGTGGCTCCTTAGTGCCAAACCTTGCCGAGACCTTCAAGTTCTGCGGCAATGTAAATCGGGACTCGGTAACGATTACCTTGTTCAAAGGTGTATCGCTCTGTTCGACCAGCGGCAACGTAGGACATATCTTCAATGCTCTCGTTGACACGGATCACGACCGTCGGAACACCACCCTCAGTGCGGGCAGTGCTAGCGATTGGGTCAACTTCGACTTCGGGGAGGGGAGACGTGGTCATAACATTGGAAAGAGTTCCAATGCCCCCTTCAATTTCCTCATTACGTTCGTCGTTCTGAGGCTTTACTGGCTTTGGTGCAGGCACGGTGTGTTCTCCTATGAAAGGTTCGATACTGATTGATACTGCTTCTATGTAGTATCGCACACGGGGGCGGGCCTTGACGACCCACCCCCGTATCCGAAAGGTAATTCGGGGTACTGAAGATCAGCCGTTGGTGACGATCTTGCAGACTGCCGAATCGGTGATGAGGCCGAAGCCCCAAATGCTGTACCACGCAAGGGCGTGCTCACGACCGAAGTCAAGAACGCCACCGTCACGGAGTTCCACCGGGAGGGAGATTGCATGACCGAATGCGTTGTCACCAAGCATAAGGGCTTCAAACTGCTCCGTGTCCGGGGTAACCGTGAAGTCTTCCGGCCAGTACTGATCCCAACCCGGGGTCGCAACTGCGTCCGGTTCGGCACCTGAACCCGGTGAATCTTCAATCGTGGCAGCGCTAACGTCAGGACCATCGGTCTGCGAGTCAGTACCACGCCATGCGGCAGGGGTACCATCGTCGTAGGCGGTGTTGATGTAGTCAGACGGGTCACTCAGCGGACGACCAACCTGAGTCGTTTCGATGAAGACAACGTCATACAGACGACCGATTTCACCAAGCATGAAGTTGCCGGGAGCGGCGTACTTCGAAACTTCGATGAATTCGGGGGTGTCACGCAATTGACGGCTCTGCGACGGGTGGATGAAGCAGACATACGTCTCGCCAAGGCGAGGAATGTTCTTGCTTGAAAGTTCAAGCACTGCATCCTTGACCGCATGCGGGGTGAGGAAGAAGCCGCCGGAACCAATGGTACCGGAAGCGCCCTGAACGCCCTTGTTGTAGATGCCGTAGCCGGAGGTCAGGTCGGTCGGGGCCTTGTAGCCGTAAACCTTGCTGGTTGCCGACTGAAGCGTCTGACGTGCCTGCGTGTCCATGTAAAGCGCCATGTTACGTCCGAGAAGACGTGAAGCCGAAGCCATAACGTCATCGAACGAAGCGTTGAGAAGAAGTTCCGAAACGGCAATGGCGAAACCATGCTCAGCAACCGTAATACGGTACTGCTGGGCGGTAATGCCATAGGTCTTCATACGGATACCTTCAACCAGCGGACCCGAAGGGATCGGAAGGTTGTTGTAACGCATGAAGTTAACCGTGAGACCCGGCATAACGCCGAGTTCGGTCTTCTTTACGGCAAACTGTTCGAACCGGAGAACCGGCATGGCCTGAAAGAGGATTTCCTTCGACCAAACAGTTTGAATCGCAGGACCCATGAGGGAGGTACCGGAAGTGATACCTGCGCCATAGCCACCTGTGATATTTGCACCTGCACCGGTTGTGTCATATCCGGCAGGAGCGCCGAATGCTGACCCGGCAACGCCACCAGCGACACGGTTTGTGCCGGTGATAGCAGACCCATCGGGGATCTGAAAAGCCATTAGAAAGTCCTCCTATGGACTGGCTTGGTTAATAGGGTTGTACTTCTTCTGCTTAGCCTCGGTACTGACGGCCAGCAGCGTTCAGAAGGCTCGCCCGATACTTTTTATACGTTTCCATATCCATTGTCCTGATATCATCAGGACTGATCGATTCGTACGTCTGCATTTGCTCCAATGGCCCCACAGGAGGAGCAGTCGGTGCTGCTCCCCTCATAGCCTGCCGCTGAGTCGAAGCCGAAGCCTCAAATTGACCCATGATTGCGGCAGTTCGTGACTTCATCTCTTCGATGAAACCATCGATTTCTTGCTCTGAGTTCCCAGTAATGAGATCTCGGAGTTCAGGAATGATGTACTCGGATTCTTGAGCAATCCGCTCGTTTCGGTACTGTTCAAGTTCAGTAAACCGACGCTCACGTTCAAAGACTGCCCGGTCCTGCTCGTAACGTCCTTCAAGTTCTGAAAAGCGGCTTGACCACTCTTCTTCCTTACGCTGAAGGAGATCACGAGTTTCCATTTTCTCTTCTTCCTCGCGACGAGCCTTTTCGGTTTCAGCCTCAAGTTCAGCAAGGCGAGCCGCTTCGGCTGCCTCACGTTCCTTTTGGATGGCCTTCAACTGCTCGTCCATGGTCTGAATGCGCCCGTAAAGTTTGTCTTTCTCTTCACGGCGAACTCGTTCAAGATCCTCGTCGGTATAGAAACGAGAATCCGCTGCGGTATGTGCGACGTTCTGTTCAACTTCCGGCAGGCTGTGCGCCAGCGGATTACCTGCAAGAGTTTCATTTTGAACTTCAGCCCATGTGGCGGAAGTACGAACTGGCTCTTTGGGATCGGTTCCAACAAAGAAACCGTCGTTTGCTTCTGATACTTCCTGCGACATGAGATTTGTTTCCTTCTACGGTGGTTTGTCCAATTACTGCTATTTGTTACTTATATAGATATACCATACTTTACGGCATATCATCGCAAACCCTTAACTCTCCTCAAAGGACTCACGCTGAGGAGGCTCTTGGCCGTATGCCCTCTGCATGATCTCCATTGCGAGATTCGGGTCTACACCGGGTGCCATTGTTCCGTCGCCCATGTCTTGACCGGGCATCATCAATGGCTGACCATCGGGTGTCATACCCGTGGCCTGAATAATAAACTGAGAAGCCTGAGCCTGAATGAGGTTAAGAGCAGCCTGCTCCTTCATATCCTCCATCATCTCATCGTTAATCTCAGCGATCTTCTGCTCAGCGAACATATCGCCCAAGTCCCGAAGCGCTCCACGCTTGGACTCAAGACCCATAGACATACGAGCCTGAATCTCATTGATCTTGATAAGCACGTCAACCGGAAGCGGTTCGGGCCAATGAACAGTGGTTTGATACGTCACGGGATCGGACGGGTCCAACTGCTCATATTGTCCCATTCGAAGGGGGACAGTAGCGACATACGGGTTATACATAAGAGCCTCAGGCTCCTTGATAGCCGCATGAAGAATGATCAGTTCATTTATCCGCTTAAATAGACGGGTGTACTGAGTCTTCTTAAGGCCATACTTCTGCATCAGAGGCTGATACTGGACAGCGAGAGCAGTTCCGCTTGTGTTGCTGATCGGCTGCATCTGTCCGAGCGCCTGAGCAGGCACACCGGTCATTTCGTGCATGGCCTGCTTGATCAGTTCCATGTAACCCATAATCCCGGCGAAGTTGGTCTCCATCGACAGGTTTTGGATCTTTGCATCCTTGGAGCCGATGGTCCATACCTTCTTCGGACCCTTCTCAAGGTTCGATGCCTTAGCACCAATAATCACGGTTACAGGAGAACCGTGATAGTTGATGATCTCGCTGACCTCAGTTGCCTTCTCGTTGAATTCACGGTTGAGGCTGATGATATCCGTGATATCCGCTAGGCCCCAAGGAGAGGAGGCTACAGGGATGTTCTGAGTGTAAGCGATCGGGATCTCACCGAGCGGATTTGGACGCTGGTCGATTCGCTCATCATTGATGTACTCCTCAATGAAGTCTTCAGTCAGGATCTCCGTATAGGTGAAGACCTGACGAGCGCCATCGGAAGCAGTGCCCCAAAACTTGTACTTTAGTTTGAAACGAATCAAACGAGTACGGTCATGCGGGTGCCATTCGGGGAAACAGAAGGCTGGGTTGAGTGGGAGGATTCGGAACTTACCCTGTCGGGGACGACCGGAAGCATCTACGAATGGTTCCTCGTAAGCAACCTTTACAAAAACATCCCCCGAGACCGACCCGTGCTGTCCCATTTCCCAAAGAGTTGTCTGCTTGTCGTTATCATGTTCCCAAGCACGCTTGAGTAGATACGGGACTACACCTTGAGTGGCCTCAGGAGAACCGAATTCTACGCCCTTACCAAAGGTGAAGTTCACCATATAATCGGCAAACGCCTTGACGTAGTTAAAAGAAAGTTGGGCTTCACCGAGTTCACGGCGGTACGCCCAGTGATGCCCTAGATACCAAGCCCAGTTGCTCGCATAGCGGTTAAGGCGAGGACCATGGACCTCAAACTCTTCGTCCGCAAGTTCCACCAACCCGAGCGGGCTAATGGCAATAGTAAGATCGCTCGCTGCCGCACGGTATGAGGGAGGATAAAAGTTAAGGGACATAGTTCGGTTACTTTAGCAGTCAATCAGTCGAACAAAGAATCTTGGATGCCGCTTTCGTTCTTGCGACGGTCAGAGGCTGCGGCCTTATCCGCTTTGGCCTTCTGTCGTTGGGAGGCATTGAATGGAGCGTCGCTACCTGCTTCACGGCGAGCCTGAGTCCAAGCGACCTCCTGCATCATCACAGAGGGTACTCCGATGTGCTGACCGAACTGGTCGAATGAAACAGGACCCACACCTTCAGCAGCCATACGAGTGGCCTTATTATTAAAAGCGTGAACAGCACCTACACCAGTAATCTCAGCGACTTTAGGAAGACCTGTATTCCTCTTCTGAAAGGAGGCCATATCTCCCGGCCCATTCTTATCAACCGCACGCTTAGCGGGTGAAAAGTTGCGACCATTATGCTTAGCAGAAAGTGCCTGACCCGAAGAAATAGCCTGCATCCAAGTGTCTTCAGCAGTTGCGTGATCCGGGCTGAGAATACTGTTTTTAGCAGGCTCTCCCGGCTCCTTTGCGGAGAACATAAACATCCCTTGATTAGGATCTCCAGTTACTAGATGTCTAGAGATGCTCTCGTAATCGATCTTTTCTTCCAAGGATGCTTCGCCTGCATCAACAATAGAATGAAAATATGAGGATGTCTTAGGAGCAGTCATTGGGTCATTTGTCGCCTCGGGAGACGTAACCCCACGCATAGCGTCAATACCCTTAACAGTCATTCTTTCGTGGGGCCTACCAGCCACATGGAATGTCTCAGATGAAGAAACTACTGTACGCTCAGCGTTAGCCGAGTTCTCTTTAGCCGCTTGAGTAGCAAACCTAGCAAGGGTTTGGGAACTAAGATCACGAACCTTGCTACTTGTGTTATCCACAGTTACTGAATGGTCTTCATTATGAAGTTTCGCCAATTCAGCAAACGCTGGTAACTCGTCTACCTTAGGATCTTTACCGGGACTAAAAGCCGCAGCCGCTGCGGCAGCGTTACGGAAAGGAATATCACCACGAGACTGCTGGATAGAGTCAGAGTGATCTATATACCACCCAGCGCCCGGAAGAGTGGTGTTTTCGTTACGGGCATAGTCAATAGCACGACTAAACGCTGCGCCACGACGATTAGCAGCCCCTTGCAGAGTAATAGGCTTATCCTTGAAAGTACCTGCAATAGACTCAATGACATTGGCCTTTTTACCGGCTTTTTCCCTGTTAGTCTGCTTATTAGATTCTTTAGACTCAGTGGTCCGAAGTTTAGAGACAGATTCCGCTGCATTGGTCTTTGTAGACTTACCAATACGGTTAATTTCCGAAGCAATGTCCTTGCGTTCAGAGGTGGAGTAGTCTTCCCACTGCATCGGGGTATCTCTGTTAGCCATATCAGTTACCTGTCATACCCTTGGAAATGTTCTGATTCTTCTTGTTCAGAAGCCAGCGAGGTTGAAGACCAGTAGGCAACTCGTTTGTGCCATAGGTGTTCATAAGATCTTTAGCGCTTTTGAGATACTCGGGCATCCGAGACTCATTCGCATGGGGGGCAAAAGAGATCTTAGATGTTGAAGTCTTTTTCCCCTTAGGACGGCCAGTAGCGCCGGGACCATAGGCGTTCTTTTGAACGGTCTTAGACCCCGGCGCTTGACCGAAATTCATTGAAGTTGTGATCAGTCGTTGACGACAGTGGCGTTGAATCGCAGGATGCGGGTTTCGCTGCCTGCAACACGCTCAAAGGTAGGATGATCAGCCATCGCACCCTGAACAAACTCCGACAATTCCATCGGAGCCTCAATCCAAGTAGCAGAACCGACATGAGCCTTCTCACGAAGGGTTTCCATCGGGGTCTTGATCATGCCAGCCATGGTCTGACGACCACGTCCGTCACCTTCGGTGTCGCCGTAAGCGCCACGACCGAATTCGAAAGGAATGTCGGTATCGGTAGCGACACCCTCTTCGAAACGAAGTGGGCCACGACGGGTAAGGTTCTCAGCGTACGCATATTCGTAGCCGGTCTCAGGCGCATAAGCCATTGGGGTGTCTCCTAGCGAGATAATGGGACGTAATTAGTATGGCACAAGTATCGATATCAACGAAACCCGTAGATTTCAGTAATCGGGAACTTCCCACTCGTCTTTACGAGAAACTCCACGAGGAGGAGGTATGTAACCCGGACCCATCCAACTGGGGACATCGCCTTGACTTGAACGACCGGGAGGTGGAGTTGAATCCCAGTCAAAGTCTGATGAAGATTGATGACTACCTGCACCGGGAATTTGAGCGTCCCATGCGGGAATGCTGCCTGAACCGGGAGGAGGAGGAAGATGTCCGAACTGTCCGAACTGTCCGGTAGGGCCGGAACTAACGGCTCCGGCACCACCACGAGATCCTTGAATAAGTCCGTGCGCTGCTTTACCTGCACGAATCTTGTTTCTAACTCCGGGTACAACAAGACCGGTCGCAATGTCAGCAACCTGTCCACGCTTTTCCCGGTCTCGGATGATTCCTGAAACCACGCCACCCGCTCTACCGCCCGTGCCTGTCTGATCAATAGCGTCAGCAGCAGCACCGGCAATACCGTGAGCGGTGTCAGATTCTAGAAACTTACGAACACCTCTACCGATAAGACCCATATGAAAAGTATGACATACCTATACAAATATCATCGAAACCAAGGCGCTTCAAAGGTTTCGACGTAAGGCGTGGTGTCGTTGATACTCATAGCACAGGCGATAGCGAGTGAGTCCACGAAGTCATCATGGGAGTCACGCTCATCAGGCGGGGCCTGAATAAGCATGTAATTTCCCTTGATTACCTTCTCGGCATCTTCCATCTGCTGACGGAAACGCTTCCAAATGCGAGTACGACGGGCTTTGGAGTGGCCGGGGTACACGATCATTCGGCGCTGGAGTAGGGCGATGAGATGCTTCCAGCGCTCGCTCTGTGTCTTGATATCGGACGATACGGGTATAACCTCACATCGGTGCTCCAAGAGCCTCTGAAGGCGCTCAGCGACGGCTGAACCCATACCCTGAGCATCTACGCCCACATAGGCGATGTTGTAGTTGTCCAAGAAGTCCACGATTTGGAAATACTGGTCTTCCCATTCCGTATTCTGAATCTCCAGCCAGTTGAGAACTCGGTGCTCTCGGAATCCGGCAGGGTCGGGATAATCCCAATCCACCCAGCAGACCGTAACCACAGTGGAGTCCTTCACACGGGCGGGGTCAATACCGACCACTACCGGCGTACGATGCCATGACTTCACCAGTGGCATAGACGGGTCGGCCAAGAAGTCCAAGTCGTCCTCGGCTACTAGCATTCCTCGGTCAAGCATCCATTTGAGGTTGTAGGACATCTGAAACTCGTCAGAGTCTTCCCCGAGACGCATCTTTTCTTGAGTAATGAACTTGGCGTAGTACGGGTTGTACTTACCCACAGTCCGATAGTCATACTCAAAGTGATTCATACGACTACGCCTCTGAGTGCCTCGTCGCTTATTCAACTGGATGGCCTTGTAGAAGTCTCCCTTATGGAACGAAGGAGTTCCAATCTTTACCATGGTGCCTGCATAGGCAGCGAGCATGGGGTGGATGGACTTACGGACCATCGTGTCATCGGCTTCCTGAGCCTCATCGATAACGACGAGATGGTACGACGCACCTTCGATCTTGGCTCGTGGGTTAGCAGTTGAACGACGGCAGATAGACCCTGAACGTAGTTTGATTACCTTGGACTTGCCGTCCACTCGCTCGTCTAGTTCGGGGTCATTGAGGAACTCCTGAGCATGCTCGGAGGTCAACTTATCCACAATGCGTCCATGAAGGAAGTCTGACTGGCTATCCACAGGTGCAAACACACCCACCCACATTCCCCGCTTGAATCGTTCCAACATTTCGAACGACATAGCCAATTTAGGGAGGATGACCATGCATCCAGCGACAATGACAGACAAAGTCTCGGACTTACCGCTCTGACGTGACCACAAGGCGGTGATTTCCTCACCGTCTACCATAACCAGTGACTCAACGATTCGATATGCCAACTGCCGCTGATATGGGCGAAGTTCAAGTCCAGCGAACTCTTCGCAGAAGATAATGATCCGCTTGATTAACTGATCAACAAAGTCGGCTGTCTCAGCATCTAAGCCGTAGTCCTCTTCTTCCTCTTCGATGTCTTCCCGATCATCATCTTCGACGTAGTGATTTTCTTCGATGTCGTCGGGGTTTCCTAGATCTTCGTAAGTTGGCACGACGACACTATAAAGCATTTATCCACATATGCGAAGAGACCCCCCACCGATTTATAACAGTGGGGGGTCTCTATGCACATCTGACCAACTCGGGGAAGGGGACCAATCCAAGCACCCTGAGTTGGGATTACTTTACATTATTGACTTGTGACTCTACAAATCTTCGTCAGAAGTCTTTGGAACAGGGAGAGGGGTGACTCTTTCCATTACAAAAGTACGCATGGAGTTCTTGCCTCCGGGGTCTTTATCTCCCCCGTAAACAGTCACAGAGTTGTCACTCTCATTGATCTTTACAAACTTATATGGTCCACGCTCTCCAGCCACCGTCACAGGGTGATTTCTCTGTACCTCAGTGAGGGGAGGCGTTGTTAGTTCTTTCTTAGTGGTCACTGCTGCGTTTCAGCCTTTTCACGCTTCTTCTTAGCCCGGTAATCCGAGTAATACTCACGGTTGATCTGCACACAACGCTCGCCCTGACATCCCTGCTGGTAACGGTAGATGCTCGCATCGGCACACGTTTTTGAGTCACAGTCAGGGTTAATGCCGCAGATGCCATTCTGAGATGTGACGTTAGGACGCATACGGCGACCCGGACGTTCTTTTTCAAGAAAAGCAATTCGCTGCTCTAATGCTTCGATTCGCTCTTCGATTGTGATGCTTTTGTCACTCATTGGATGACTCCTCGTGGGTTTCGATAACTAGTTGGTAAACGATGGACTGGTGGAGATCGTTCTTGATCCCGTACCAACCTGTACTCCGTGGGTCTTCTTCCCAGTCAAGACTGTAAGGGGACCTCTGTAGGAGACCAATGAGTGATCTCCTAGTACTTTCAGCAAAGGCTCTAAAATCCGGCTTCGTACAGTCCCCTGTGGGTTTGTAGTCTCGGTAGAGCCTTACTTTGTAACGATTAGTGTCAGGCGGTAATTTTAGTTGTAGTTGGTCCATGCCCGCAGAGTATACGGATCATTTCGCACTAGTCAAGTATTCCGACTACTAAGTTCCTGACAACCAAGAGATGCCGTCTCAAGACTGACGCTCATCCAATTCAGAATGGCTCCTCGGACGGATTCATCTCCTTGTCGGTATTGCGTGAGGGTGTACTGCGCTTCCATGAGATTGCTCTCAATGAGAAGGTACACATCCTCTGACGGCATACCTTTTAACTTTGTTGGTTCAATCGCAGTCGGCTCAGTTACCTTGCGCTTTAGTAAACCCACTTGCCAATCTCCTCAGGTGTCTTTTCCACCTCATGGATGATCGGCTTCTTGCTCTTACGACAGAAGCCTAGGTGGACGGCTCGGGAACCTACACGGAACCGGAGAGCATGTCCAACTCGGAATGGTGGTGCCGTTTCAGCCATCCATGCTGTGTCGATGACCTTACCTTCGGCTCCATACTCTTTGGCCCAATACAGAGGACCCTTACCTTTGATATGTACTTGTGCCACGATGTTCCTTACCTGATGTCCCAGCCTTCAGTTTCAAGGCCTGAACGATAGTCAATAGTAGGCTTCTTGCCTTCTTTTTTATCTTTAGCCGTCTGAGTTCTAGATACTAGACCACGACGACTAGTATTTGATGGTTCGACAACTTCGTCAACTGTCATTAAATCATATGAGAACTCATTGAAAGGGTTATTGATACGCCTTCCCTTAGAAGTTGAACGGGCGAACTGGACGTACTGAGAGTAAGGAATATCTTCGTAAATACCGTAGATGTATCCCCAGTTCTTCTGATTCTTCCACTGAACTTGAACTGCGTTATTGGCAAAGTCGTATCGATATCTACTTACTCGGGTAGAGGAAGGAGCCGAAGTCCAAGGGGACAAATCCCACTCGTCACCCCAATCATCAGGGCGATCATAAACTCTTGGCACGACTCCTCCTCTTCCCTAGTAAGTATTACCTATTCTACAACCAATTAAATTTCCTGCTACAACCCGGCCAAGCCTTCCAGCCGGATGAAGCAAGTACTCGCTCAGCAACCACAATCTGTTGCTCTCGGCTTGCCTCCCATGGGTGTGGAGCAAACTCTCCTCCACCGAAAGACAGCCACGTTGAGTACGAGCGTTGGTGCATGAACTGGAGTCCGCCACCAAACCCGTTTCCGGTGTTGGTAGCCCAGTTTCCTCCAGCCTCACACTGAGCCAATCTATCCCAGCGACTACCGTCACCCGGATCATAATTCGGCTCAACAGCGGGAGCGCTGTCTACTCGTTGTGCTTTTTGTGCTTGCTGAGCCTTTTCGGACTCAACACGGTTTGCTTCTGCCAAGAAGGAACTCAGTTCTGCGATCGCAACGTCAATGACGTATTGATCGGAGGGTAGTGGAGGCTGCTCCACCGCTGGGGCTTCTTCGGCAACAATAGTTACCGTTGTAGCGGAACCGTCAGCAAGAGCGACGGTTCCGGCTGTGACTGTTAAGAATGAGATAACTCCCAGTCCTAGCAGTTTCTTTCCGTTTGTCATGTGTTCCTTTCCCGAAAGCCCGATCAAAAACCCTTGTAGTTTTTGAACGGGTGGTCCTTCGTATTGGTTTCCGCAGACAAAGCGGTCTTACTACTGTAACCTGCTATTCATCTTACTGCAAATAAAACATATCGCACTTTACTAATCGTTAGGATTACCAAGGCTTAGCGATTAGGTGTAGAGTAGGTACATGATTGAATCAAATGACTGGGACCACGATCATTCAAACTGCGATCACGATGACGTTGATGACATTATGGTCATCGCCATTGCGGCAGATACTGAGACGTGGCTTCCTCATCTAGTACTCGGTGTTCCGGTCGATGAGGAAGAATCAATCGGTGGAATGGTACCGGTTACTCTTACTCCTGAAGAGGCTTATCAGGTAGGGGCATACCTCATTCAAGCCGCCTCAACGGTGTCGTCGTTCTACAACGAACTTCTTGATAAGAGCATCGAAGAGCGCAAAGAGATCATCTCGCTAGAGAGTCACTTCTTGGATTCTTCGTACCCTCTTTGAGCGCCTAATCCTGCTACAGCGTCAATCACATAGGGCGCTGCAACAAAGGTTGCTTTATCGAAGAACGTGGTGTCCTCACCTGACATTGTTTGTACTGCAACGTAAGTGAGAATTGCCTCGTTTACCGGGGTAAGTTTTGCTTTACGGGTAGTACTTTCCTGACGCTTTGACACCGTTGGCGTGATCAGGTCGCTGATGAACTTCCCAAATTTATTCATGTTGTTAGCGTATGTGCTAACGGAAAGCATGTCAAGTCTTTTGTTCCATATTCCCATCACCGCTTGTGATAATCTTGATGCATGGGAAAGAAGGCCATAGCCTTCCAAGTGAAGGAAACGACAGTAACTGGACTTGAACTTGCCTGCGGTAAGTGTCCAGTCGTTCTTCAACTGACCCATGATTCTAACTACCCCCTTCCTAAGCACAGATGCAATGGCGACATCAGAGATTTTGACATCGTCATGGAATTAGATAGTTTGATTACCCGACAAAGCCGTATAGATAAATACTGGCGCTAAACATAGGAGAGATATGGGTTATTACCTTCTCGACAACCCTCCGGCTTCACCACAGTTTTACCCATCTCGTAATAACGGACTGAGTGGTGGTGTTGTTATTCACACAACTGAAGGTTCCGGTGGAGACACCGCTGCCGAAAATACCGCATCGTTTATTTCCCGTAGGCGAGATCCGGGCAGTTACCACATGATCGTTGATACGGATTCGTCTGTTGCCATGCTGCCCGATGACTATGTGGCCTTCGGAGTGGCTGTCTCGGGATTCAATAGCCGTTGCTGGATGATTGCTATCGCAGCACGCTCATCGGACCTTGACCCCAATAGCCCATACACTCAGACTGAGATCGACCGAATGGGCGCTGAAATCGCCGCCTTTTGGAAACGTAATGGCATCAACATTGCTGAAGCATCACAGTTCATTGGTGATGGTGTAAAGGACCGACCCGGACTCGCACATCATGGCGACGTTCAGCCAGCAGATCGTTCAGACGCTTGGAGCCGTCGTGAAGACCGGTGGATCTTCGACTCGCTACTTCTTCAGGCCATCGAACGTCATGCCGGTGTTGCCCCTGTAGTGCCTCCTACGCCCACTCAGCCGGTCCCTGTGGCCCCTGAAACTATGTGGCGTGTTGGTTCTACCGGTGACAAGGTCCGATCGATCCAAGGTATCGTAGGCGTTGCTCAAGACGGAATCTTCGGTCCTCAAACCGAACGAGCCGTTATTCAATGGCAAAAGAACTTAAAGATCACCCCCGATGGCATTTGGGGACCAGCGACCGAACAGGCGACACACGACCTGTTTGTGTTCCTAAACAACCTTCCCGCCGTCGCTCCTAGTAACCCATTCTTTGATGCCTTGAACGATGCTCGTAATCAGGTGCTTCGTCAGGGATCAAGCGGTGGCGCTGTGAAGATTGCACAGTTGGCGCTTAACGGCAAGGGATACCGGCTTGTCGGTGACGGCATCTTCGGTCCAGCAACTGATAGTGCCGTTCGTCGTTTCCAATCATCCCGGGGACTTCAGGCTGACGGTATCGTCGGACCTCAGACGTGGGAAGCCCTTCTGTCCTAAATAAGTTTCAGGTTGATAATTGATTCAACCGGAATCTCAATAGCAACAAAGCCGCTGCTGGAATACTCGGTAACGAGTTGAAGGCAGCGGTTTTTTGCTTCTGTAAGCCAACCAATGCTGTGGGTTGGATCACCGTTATTATCCCAAAGAACCTCTACGGCTACATCGTGCATTAGAACTTCCTAGCCGTGTACTTCTCTAGTGATACGCCTTCATACTTACGACATAGGTACGCCATGGATACGAACATAGGGTCATAGGCACCATTCTCAACTTCATGGCACACAATCAGTCCACGCCAGTGGGCGTTTCCTTGGTATCCCTTATAATCTTCATCGTGCATATAAAAAGCCCCAGCGATGAGTCCACAATGCTGGTCACCATTCGCTAGGAAGCGAGTGCTGTAATCAAGCGTCTGCTGGTGACCCATGGTGAAGGAATGACCGATGGTCTTGAGACGGGTAGATGCCACACCGCCTATAGGCTTCCCTGACATAGGATTAGCCCAATAGTGGGCATAATGTACCCCATCTAGTTCCAAGGGCTTTAGAAACGGATGTACGGCCCATTCGTGGTCCTCATAGTTGAGGTCCGATAGTCCGATAGCGCCTTCCATCTTTGCATCGCTGTTAATTGCCCTAGTGATGCGGTCTTCATGGTTTCCAAGAAGAATGTGCCTTTCAGGAGCGTAGACACCTTTACGCCATTTCTTCTTAGGCTCGTTGTATCGATCCATAGCGCTATTGAGGATGTCAAAGCCTTTATTAGCCGCTTCGATATCCTGAATGTAACGCTTTCCTTCATGGGACATCTTTCCAAAATCATAACTGGAAAGACTGTTCATATCCGCATGATCCCCAAGATGTACGATAACGTCCGGCTTGCGGTCGATGATGTACTCAGAAGCCCAGTACAGATGATCCAAAGGAACACCGGGCTTTACTTGGGTATCAGGAATAACGAGGTGCGTACGAGGAGCGCTCATCAGGCCCACCTATCGATAGAGTTCTCGGATGCTGTAGGGTACACGACATGACCAACTCAGTACATAGTCACGAACAAAAATGGTTAGAGGCATGTGACATGCTAGCGCCAATGTTCTCAACTTGCGCCAAGCGTCAATACTTTTCTGTCGTATTAGCACCTAATAAGAGGGTCGCTGGAGTGGGCTACAACGGAAGCCCACCCGGAATGGCCCATTGCGTCGATGGAGCCTGCCCGAGGTTGCATCAGGACAGCCCTAGTGGCTCCTCATACGACAACTGCATTTCACAGCATGCCGAACAGGGAGCGCTCTTGTGGAGCGACCCAGCCCTTCGTCAGGGAGGAACGCTCATTGTTAACGGACCACCCTGCATGGGATGCGCCAAACTCATCGCATCGTCAGGTGTCCACAGGCTTGTGCATTATGTGGACAAGTCTTACGAATCTTGGCCTTTAGTGTATAATTTACTAAGCCAAGCGGGCGTGACCGTTATTGGAGTAGATAGATGAGCAATGCTCTTGCATCATTCGTAAGTTACAGCCGTCGTTTAGAAGCCTGTGCCGCTCAGTTGGCAGAGGCTCTACGGGCCGTTCAGGTGCGCCACCCATGTAACTGTTCGGACGGCTATGACCGTCACACAGCCTCTATGGCACTTATGGAATACGCAGAACTACTGGAAGAGATCAATACTAATCAGAAAGATTAGTATTTACTTCTCTGATTCCTCTTCGTTTCCGCTGAGGTACTCGGCACGCTCGTGATTCCACATGTCAGAGGTATTTTCGTTCTCTAGACGGTGGACGGTACCCCACTGGTTCTCCATAGGCATGTCATCAGCCATATGGATGGAACCCTCGTTTTCAGGGTGCCCAACCATGAACGACGACTGAGGCTCAAGAGCGCCCAGTACACGGTCCATAAGGTGGTTGGCAGCCGTCCAAGAGGCATTTCCAAGCCCTTGGTAGAAGTTAGCGCTGCGGCTCACATCAAGCCCCGTCCGTGCATAGCGTCGTTGTATCCATGGTCTCCGTAACGCTCTTCCATCGTTTCAAACTCATCGTGGGAAGGTGAGTATGGTGAATACTCGTCGTTACGGTCTGCACGACCCTCATCCATGCGGGGGTCCATATGCATGGATTCGCCATAGATATTGGATGCGAAACCGAGATTATCAAGATCTTCAAGACGAGCGGCGTGGTGCTCACGGGTCACCTTACGATGCTCGTCGTGTTCTGAGTGATGTCCTCTAGCCATGTATAGATGATACCACAGGGGTCTATATCGATAGCACTATCAAACCATATGGGATAGTTTGAAAAGTGATCTATTTACTCAATATTCCTCGGGATGACGGCGGTCAAGTTCCGTGTCATTGGAGAACAACTGCATCTGCCCGCCCTCTCGTCGGAGACGGCGGCGTTCCTTAGCAGCAAGGGCGTTAGCGGTATAACCAGTGGCCTGAGCAAAGGCTGCAACCCGGTTAGTACGGGCTACTAAATTCTCAGGGCTGTTCTTGTCGTCGTTCTTCATCATCATTTTTCTTCCTTGGGGTCTCTTGACCCATATCAGACTTCTCTAAGCGCCAACGGAGATTCTCATCAAGTACATACTCTTCACGAATCTTCTTTTGCTCGCTCATTACTTATCCTTACGTCGGCCCTTTTTGGGTTCGAATACAAGATAGCGATGCTGCGGTGAAGTCTTTACTTCAGTGCTGTGCTCTACAGTACTAACCCGATCAGTATATGTGTCATCAAACACATGGGCGATTTCTGCGTCAGGCGGCAGAGAGGGACGATCAACGGTCATTTTGGTTGGACCCAAGTGCTCCATACCGGGCAGAGGAAACTGTACGTTATTGGTATTGTTTCGCTCAGATCGCTTGTATAGAGGTTTACCCACATGGGCTACCAATTCGTGTGTCTGAGCCTTCTCACGCCAATGTGCGGGTGACTTAGGGTCTGACATGACATGTTCGCTCCACGTCATTAGATTCTCAGGAGCGGCACGGAAAGACACCGAACCGGAGTCTTCCATCTCGTTTAGATAGGGGACATGTTCCCCACGAGCGTTGGCGTTGTGAGCCGAGTTCGGACGATGCATATCAGAGTAGTTGTAGTGGTCATTAGCATCGTCGTCACGCCATGTGGTTTGATCGGTCTGATACTCCCCAAAAGTGGGGTTTAGGGCAGAACTACCGGTCATTCGGTAGGGGTATGACCTATCACGGCGACGACGGCTGTAACGGGTTGCTTCATCAGCAGATCGTCTTGAACCGACGTGGAATCCGCTGTAGTCCCCATACATACCAATATCGGCAGTTTGATGAGGCGAACCCTTCTTTAGAGTCGAATGCCATACAGTCGCATCGCTTTGCGCCCAATTGGCAGGGTCATAGTGATCGGTTTCCGGCTCTTTGGCAGGACCGGGATCAAACAACTGAAGTTGTTCGCTGAGATTATGTTCCTGACCCATCAGTCTTCCATACCCGGGAGTTGTGGATCTTCCCTCTTTTTCGTTTTCGCTTCTGCCCTTTCCGCCTTTATGCTGGAAGAGTTGCTCTCCAAAAGGCGGATACCTTCAGATACTTCCTCATTAGAATGAGTTTTCCAAGTTCCCGGTGAAGACCTGCTGAAGTATGAAAAATCATCGTCCCCCCAACCAACACTCATTGTATTTTTCTTCATTTCAGGATTATCAGGATGAGGTTTAACCCCGTATCTACGATTAATGGCTTTAGATATACGGGAACCGTCCTGAGTGAGAGTTTTATCTGCATAGGGAATAGACCCATGAGCATGAACTGAGGTACCAATAATTCCTTTTAGAAGGCGTGATTGCTGCCTTGGGGAAAGACTTTCTCCATCCTCGTCAATAATTCCGTCTGTATCCATGGCAAGCCAAGAAACGTGATCGACGGCATCATTCATAGTGCCTCCGGTCCATTTCATCTGTCCCGTATCTCTATCTACTCCTACACCGTGCTCAATGTATCCTGAATTAATTAGATCTTGTTCTTGTTTATTACGGATTTTTTGGCTACCATTAATCCTCATCGTTGCTTTAGGGACAAATTTCCCTTTTTTATAAATACTAGCCACGGCACTAGTAATGTTTGAATCAGGATCGTGTGCCGTCTCAAACATGTAATCGTTGAACTGTTCTCCTAGAGCCATCAGTCTTCCATGCCCGGTAGTTGGGGTTGGGTCCAGCCACCGTTCTGTTCACGATTACGGTTACGGCGGGCATCGATATAGGCAGAACGAGCCTGCTTACCAACGTCGTATAGACCCTGTTCCCTAAGATGCTTCATAAGGCTGGGAGTAGTAGTAACCATATGACCGAGGGCCATCGTGTTTACAGAGTCAGCATGCTCTTTATTTTCGTAATCTCGTACCTGATAGCGTGAGTCGTTGAGGGGCATACCTAGGGATTTAGAAAGTTCCTCACGAGAAGGATATTGGTCACGACCATTGTCCCCAGTACGAGCAGCAATCCGTGATGCAGTGTATAGGGCTTTGTGGGTCTTATTCTTCCACTGGGCATGATCTACGCCGTAACCACGTTTCATAGATCTAGTAGGATCGTTAGGATCGTGCAGTACGTCCTCATACATATCACCCATCCCGCCATGGGGAGTGGTGGCGTATCGATCACGTCTACCGTCAGCAAGACCTTCTTCTAACGGGTCTGCAAAGCCATATCTTTCTATATTCTTTGTAAAGCGCTTTCTATGAGAGTAACGATCATTTACCATAGATTCATCCCGCTGATGACCTATCTCATGTACTAAAGTACCTTGATCGATATGGGGGGTTTTTGTGTACTTGTCCTTCTCAGGGATCGTTACTTCCTCAACCGATTCCGGTTCGAAACGTGAATGCATCTTTGACGTACTAGCAGCATCCTTGGTGTAACTGTATCCCTTTGTAAAATCAAAGGTATCACCAGCATGAACCTTATTTGAAGACTTTCCTTTGCCCGGAAACAGATTGGGAACGAAACCAAGCCCTCGCAAGTTCTCAACATTGCCTTCAGCCTTTTTAACAGCATCGCTGTTATCTAGTACTTCCCCTGTTCTAGAGTGCTGCCAGCGAATATTGGCCTTAGAAGGAACCCCATATTGTCCATGTGAGCGTGTGCCGTCTTCTTTGGTGTGATAACCGTATTTCTTAACAGTCCCCTCAGTATGACTAAGAAGATCTAATGAGGCATCCTCTTGATCCCTATTGATGTTCTTGTCGTACCAATCCCAAAACTTTGGGTTAGCAATGGGACGATCAGAAGGAGTGGTTTTCAGTCCCTTACTCTCAGGGATTGTTTCCCATTTACCCCTTTTCTCCTTACCGATCATAATTTTATCGCTGTAATCTTCAGCGAAACCACCACCACGATCACGACGAGGATTCAAATAAGCGCTTACCTTAGTGTTTTCAATTTCTCTAATGGGGGTTTCAGAATTAACTAGACTGTTTCTAAGCAGTTCAGCATCTGACCTCGCCATATTGTCAGAAATCTTGACGTTAGAACCTTGTTTAACACGGCTTTTATAAGCGTCAATATCTGTCAAGCCAAGAGCCACATTGGATGCGGTTTCCCTGCGCTCTAGCGGCACTAGGGGATCGTCTTTAGTACCCGTAGCCGTAGCGGGATGAAAGAGAATACCCTGATGACCCGACAATTCATCATCAGGGGCATTGGTCTTAGTAGTAGGACTTACACGAGGAACGCCGCTAACCCGTTCACGAGTCCATGACTTGGTTTCTCCTGATTCAGGATCTTCCCAATATGTATCTTCGAACTGTTTGCCTAAAGCCATACCTCAATTATGCCATATTAGGTGTAATTGACTAGCCAGCGGTTAATAGCCTCTTCAAAGTCCATTAATTGATTTACATAGACGTTGTAGCAAGCGGTCCAAAATCTAGTGTTGTTGCTAGGGTCCACGGAGTCTTTTTCCCAATATTTGGCATCTCGCCTAAATTTACCCTTCCCAATAACACCTAGGACGTAGGCATCGGTGTAATGCTCTGCCTTCCCCTTCAGGTCCCTAGAAGGTCTGTATAGGCTCACAAAGGTGAACATGTTGGCCTGCTGGTGGTCAATGTTGTATGCAGGCAACGTGCAGTCGTAAAAAGGCTGGGGAACAACTGTTCGGTCTTTGGTTTTGATCTCCATAGTCCTACCGTCGGGAAATACGAGATCATGGGTAGTTTTGTATTCTCGGTCAAAAGGCACGCCGTTCTGCTGTAGAACGTGCTCAACGACTAGTTCACCTAGACACCCGACAGCGTTGGCAGCGGTACCCCTGTGTGAGTTCTTTAAAATGGGCATAGCGTCGGCACGACGCTGGGCTTCTTGCTGTAATTCATCAGTAAGTGGCACATGGATCATACGGACACTTTAGCCATCTGTCGGCAAAGCGCAAGTAGTCCGAGAAGAAAAAGCCCTACAAACCGAAAAAAATGAAGAATAAGCCCTGATATGCTTTATTCGTAAGATCCACGAGCGTTTCTGTCGTAATCTTCCTGATTCGGCTTATAGGTCTCATCGACCCATTCTTTCGCAGAAGACTTGATGTAGTCAGGATTGTGACGTACAGCACCCGGAATGTAGATTGCGTCAAGAGGAGCCTTCTGACCACGAGCATTCGTCTTGTAAGCCGTAGCGTAGAAGTAGTTTGTGTCAGGATCAGCCTCGGAGTGAGTACTGGTCTCATGTGGGATCGGGTACTCAACGTGTACCGAAGGAGTCACCTGATGATGTAGGACCGGGTAGTCCTCTTCATCAAACTTGATGTTCTCACCCTGAAACTTGTCGTGTGCGTGACCCGTAGCAGCAAGACCGATAGAAGCCTTGTAGGAACCCGGACCACCCATCATTTCTTCCATAGAGTCCCAAAGATGTCCACCAAGTGCTTCACCAGCAATTCGATCCTGTTCACGCTTAGACATGATTCCCTCTAGAGAATGATCGGGGTTACCATGTCCTGAATCGAAGTGATCTCGTCTACTCATATATCTAGTATCTCACACTGACTGCTAAACGCTCAGACCCTAGGCCCGCCCTTAGTGCTCAAGAGGGAGAGTTAGGGTACCCAGTTAACAGGGACCCATGCTTTGGGGTCGATATCTTCTTGAGAATACACTCGGTGATGTCCGTTCCACAGAAGTCCCCGTGATGTATGAACACCAGTATCGTGATGCATGATATGTCCGTAACCGAGATCATCTTTGTGAACTAGATCTACAGGTTGCCTTACCCCATGAGCCGCTATGTCTTCGTAGAGGCCATCCTCGTGGGATTCAGTGAGTTTCTCCCTCTTTACTGAGTCCCTAACTTCTGCTGGGCTGATATGGCTCTCATACTGCCCGTCTTCATCGTTCTCATATCCATAAGCGTCACCGGGGTAGAACTCCTTAGGATTCGCCAAATCCCCCGCTCGCTCAAACATTGTGAGTTGATTGGGGTTGATAACGTGTTTAGCACCCATTTTCGTACACTCCACGGCTTTTCTGTGAGACAACAAACCACTGGAATATTTTGAGAATAAACTCAGCATCTCGCTCTAAGAGTTCTTCCTTAGCACCCATTACTTCTTCCTTCTCGGTAAAGCGCCGCCTACTGACCTCGCCCAAGCGTCCCCTTCATCGGTTCGGTCTGCACTGTGCTTAGGTTTAGGTACCCGTGCGTTCTCTGCCGCCAATTGGTGACCATGTTCCCACATCGCCGTCGCTAGGCCCTTCCGGGCATATTGTGGGCTGACATCGATATTTCTAACTGACTTGGATGTCCATAGCATGTGCCCGGCGTATTTATCCCCAAGGCGAGCAGTGATTCGATGTTGATACTTTGAGGCACCCGTATCTTGGGTGTCGTACTCAATATCAAACTGATCCCCGTGGAGATTATCTGAAGCCGCCATTAGTAATCATCCTCAGCAAGTTGTTCTTGCCACGTCTTAAACCTTTGAGGAGAACCAATTTCTTTATGATCTTGAAATGCTAACTCCACGGCCTGCTTACGACTGCTTACACCACCTTCATGTACGGAAGGGGAATGCCGAATGTTTCCTTTACCAATTGTGTAGGCATTCTTTGATCCATAAGGGTCGGCACCGTTTGCCGTCCAAACCCATTTGCCTCGGGTGTATTTACCGTGTGCTACACGACGAGGCTCTTCACGCTTACGCTCAACGTATCCGACAGGTTCCCCGTCTACAAGTATATTGTGAGCACGCTCACCCTCATTATGGATTTCGGGGTCAACGATAGCCTCAGAAATCTTGTGCTTGGGGATCTCAAAAGCAGGCTGGGAGACATTGTGGTGCTCCATACCATGACCTGCATCGAAGTGCTCTGTGCGTGACATATATCAATTATGACACATATACAAAAGACCGGCCCCTAAGAGCCGGTCCTTGCATTAGGAAAATGAGTTTTAGTAACTCCAACCCTTGCGGCGGGCCACCTTATCTGCTTGATCTTCAGTGTTCCCAGCGCCGGGTGCGGGATACTTATTCATCATGGCAGACTTCTTTGTAGAAGCGGCATTGATGCGATCGATGTCGATGCCCTTTGAATTGTTATAGTCACGGATTTCGTTGTTCCGTTTACCCTGCTGACGAGCACTGGCGACAGCATTTGGGTCCCGCTTATCTTGGGGAGTACCTACCCCACCCTTAAGGGGGGTTACGGGAGGCTGGCTACCCGGGCGTCGGGGTAGACCACCCATCAAACTACCGGTATTACCGCCGGAGTTCGCCATATAACCATGATCCCCACCACCGGGGCGAAAACGTCCGAACATACCCATTTCAACCCATCCTAAACATGTTCTGAAGAGCGTCAGGCCCCGGAGAATCGGTAGCGGGACGTGGGGGATTGCTGGTGTGCCCACAGTCGTAGCAGTCGTGCCCACCGGCTGAAGATACGTCGGTGTTGTAGGAACCGCAGTTATTACAACTAGGACCGTGCATTCCGTCCATAGCGGCCTTTGAGGTAGGGGTTACCATCCCAGCGGCAACAGCGCCCTGAGGGGACATACCTGCACCCTTATGAAAGTGTTCCCGCCTAGCCATAATCAGTATCCCAGCGATCCACTATCACGGCGGCGCTGATGAACAGAGAGAGCAGCGGGAGAAACCGTATCAAGGTAACTCTCATACTTCCTGTTAGCCTCACGAACAGCAGGTACCTGATGCGGGTCTAGCATGTTGCCTTCGTCATCTTCAGAGCCGCTGCTATCAATTGAGTATTGATAGTTCTGCCACATGCGATCTGCCATGCGAGCCTCGTGTGCCGCACGACCGATCTGTCGTCCGGGGTGGTACCCGGTGTCTTGTCCTTGTGCCATACACCAATTATGACACATTTTCGCCATTTGGAAGAAAATCAACATTTTTAGTGTGATTTTAGTCACAGGTGATTCATTTATCGTGGTGGGAGTGGACGGAATCGAACCGCCGAAGCCAAAAGCGCCTGATTTACAGTCAGGTGAGACTAACCAACAGTCCCCTCACTCCCGAGAGGACGTAATGTATCAGACCTGCGGGGGTCGAAGAGCATCCATAGCGTCAAAATGCTCTTGCGCCTTCCAATAGTTCTTCCGAACCATCTCCATAGACCGGCCAACATCAGGATGATCGGCACCAAAAAGGGCCTTAAGTTCCTTGTTGCGCTTCAGATGATGGTCAGTAATAGCCTGATGCTCCCACGCCTTAGCGTGGTGGTAATCGTAGTCCTCAGCCATCAGCCTGATCCTCGTTCTTTTTAGCGATGTGCTTGTTCCAAACAGCGACAGAGGCTGCACGACGGGTTTCGTGATAATCGCCAGCACCCTTCCACGCCCCATACCAACCATCAGGAGTGTCGATGTTACGTTTGATGGAGCCGATTTTCTCGTTACCAACGTGTACGGCTAGTTCGTCGTCAACAGGAATCTCTTCCCCGCCATGCTCGTAGGTGTTCGGTTTGTAACGAAACCGGCCCGGAGTAGTGTTGTGCTCAGGCATATTATGGCCTGCATCAAAATGCTCTGTGCGTGACATCCCTCAATTATCTCACGCATACGCAAATTTTAGAAAAAGGTTGTCTACAGTAAGAATTAGCGCCCTGTTCTTGGATTTCTATTGCCGATTCGTCTACTAGCCATCGCATCGGCGGCAATTCTCGCTCTAGTGAGCGTGCGGAATGATCCCTCATATCCGTATTTATCGCCCTGATCCATTGCGTCAGCAGCGCTAAACATAGGAACAACCTCATCCGACTTCATTTCCGACAAATTAGTCGGAATATAACTAGTCGCCAACGAAAAACGCTGCTTACCGTTGTTTTTCCAGCGATCAACATAGGCATTGGGGAGACCAACACCGTCTTCTGTCGGCTTAGGAGACCCGTAAGCATGAGAAGGACCCCCTGAAACCGGATGGATCGGGGACGATACATTGGTGTACGCCTCAGTAACCCCTTCTTTTCCTACCAGTTGAATAGGCTCGTTCCAGTTATAGAACTGCCGACCTAGTTTTGAAGCGTCCATACCTACATTCTCTCACGCATACGCAAATTTTAGAAAAAGGGGGGCGGCGACTGAGCACTTGCATGGCCTATGCCTCAGCGCTCACCACTACTTGGCACTTCCCCCATGCCCCATTTCCCCCAAAATTCTAAGTCCCCCTCCACTACTCCACATGCCCTATAGCCCATGGTCCACATGTGTTCCCTACGCCCGGACCCCGTGTGCGGCGAACTAAAGGGGCGGGGGTTATCGCAAAAAACCCTTATTTTATATGACTTTTTTGAGGGTGCGTGATCGAGGGGGCGCATAAAACCCTTATTTTATATGGTTTATTTGAACGTGTGCGTGTGCGTGCGTGCGCCGATGACGAACGGTGCCGAAGTACGTCAAGTACGCACGTCAATAAGTCAATGAAATAAAGGCTTTTCTGATGCATGCACGAGCGGGGGCTGAGAAGAGGAGCAGTACCTACACCTACATGCATGTGAGAACACTCTTCGGCCCCACTTCGGTCGCATGCAAATAACCCTGTATTTATATGACGATATGCACGTCGTCATATAGGTGTGCAGCAAACGTATGAAACGGAAACATACGGTTGTGCATGCATTGCAATGCTGCCGATTCATACGAATGCACAATAAACCATATAAAATAAGGGTTTTTTACACTTGCACATCCACTACACGAGGCTCGATGAGCGTGTGTGTCCCCTTGTGTACCTAGGGAAACAGGGGGGTGGGGCATGTGCGTAGTTGATATGCGAGGGGATATGCGAGGGCTGAGAACGTCATACAGGCGTGCATGGATGAACGCTGGAGCATGCATGCCTATCTCTTACATATGTCGATGGATCACTTTCTCTCGCCGCCCGTTGGTGCAGAAATTTCTGACAGTTGTGCATGGAGCGTTGCTCGTACTGGATGAGAGCGAGAGACGCTCGTGAAAGGAATGCATGTATCCCCCTGACTTCAGAGAGCACGTTGCTGCTCTCCACTCGCCGCCCGTCGATGTCGATGAGACCTGTCCGTGGTGCTCGGGCACTGGTACCTACTCGGGACCGATGATGGGTCGCCAGTACGTCGGTCCCTGCATGGTCTGCGAGATCGACCCTCAAACAGGCCCCTCAGAGGCTCTCTGAGCGCCGCCCAGCACCTCGGGGTGGTGGTTACACCTGAACGGTATGCGAGGCTGCGAGAGAGGCATACAGAGGGCAATGAAGCGAAATCCTTGTTTCAGCGGTATCGACATCGATATCGATTGCCCCGGAACGCAAAGAACCCCCCGACCTACCCGTCAGGGGGTTCTTGCTTGAGCGTCGGGCCTACCCGCCCGTGCTCAGGATCACCAGCCGTAGGACTCCAGCACGGCCTCTTGAACGCTGTCGAAGTCGATGGTGGTGGCGGTGCCGGTGTTGATCGCATCGGCCACGGCGACCTTCGACTGGAGGACGTTCCACAGGTGCTCGGACACGCCCTCGTTCATGTTGAGAACGTGGGTCGTGACGTGACGCTCTTGACCAATTCGGTAGATGCGGTCAGCGGCCTGTCCGTAGGTGCCCGGTGCCCATGGGAGTTGCACGAAGGCGAGGTGACGGGCAGCGGTGAGCGTGAGGCCAGTGCCAGCCGCTTCGATGTTGCCGATGACGACATCGAGGTTGCCAGCCTGAAACGCATCGACAACCTCGGCCTTCGCTTCGGACGACATGCCGCCGATGATCGCACCGACCTTGAGGCCCTCGGCCAGCAGCGCTTCGTACATGGCGAGGACGACGCTCTTGTGGTGAGCCATGAGCACGACCTGCTCGCCCTGAGAGGTGAGCGAGGTGGTGTACTCGGTTGCTGCCTTCACCTTGGCGAGACCGTCGGCCTCCCACAGCGCCATCAACTTGGTGATCGCTTCGGCCTTGGCCGCACGAGCGAGAGCAGCGTCGCCCTTGGTCTCGCGCACCCATGAGAGGAAGTTCTTCTCCATGCGGCGGTAGTTCGCAGCGTCACCGTTGAGCACGAGCGAACGTACGGCGGTGGTGCGGGCCGGGAGATCAAGCACGTCCTCGCGAGGCACTGAGATCATGCAGGTGCTCGTGAGAGCCGCACGGAGGCCCTCAGGGTCCTTCGCACCCGTGGCAACGAGGATGTTCGCACGACCGGTCCACACGAGTTCGGTCTCGCACCAGCGGTCAAGGAACACGCTGTAGGACGATCCACCGGAGACGGCCTTGGCGTTGTCGTTGCCCGTGATCGACAGCGGCTGGTACACGTCGATGATGCGATTCGACACGAGCGTGCCGGTAGCCATGACGACGACAGCGTCGGCAGCGAGGGTGGCGGCGAATGCCTTGAGAGCCTTGGAGCGCTTCGCATCACGGCTCTTGAAGCGGTGGGCCTCATCGACAAACACGGCATCGGGAGCGAACGCTTCGACATCAGCGATGCGCTGGGCGAGGACGGAGTCGGGCACGATCACCACGTCGGCCTCGGGGAACGCTGCGGCCTTGGTGCCGGACACGAGTGCGACCGACAGGTGAGGGAAGTCGATTGCGAATTCGTTGGCCCATGGGGAGATGCGAAGTGACGGGGGCACGACGATGACGGAGCGCTTGCCCTCGGCAGCGAGAGCGGCAGCAGCGGCCTGCATGATGGCCGTCTTGCCAAGACCGGGCTGGAGACCCAGCAGGACACGGCGCTGGTTGAGGATCATCTCAACAGCGGCCTGCTGGTAGGCGTACAGCGTCTTGGTGGCCGGAGCGACCGGGAGCACGAAACCCTCGGTCGGCGTGGTGACGGTGCCGTCGAACGTGCTGGTGGCACGAGCGTGATCGATGAAGCCATCGACAGCGCCCTTGGCAGCGGCGGTGCTGAGAAGTGAGTCAAGGATGTTGGTCATGGTGTCGCTCTCCTGTGGGTAGACGATGGGACGACCTCGTGATCATTCCACACGGCAGCGACAGGATCAAGTCATTGGTTCCCTTGCCCTCGGGACCGACGCTCGGTGAAGGCTCGCGAGGGACCGCCCGGGGCACGTCGAAGTGCCAAATATGCATATTTGCCCGTAGAAACCGTTTATTGGACTTTCGAACATGTCATCGATCAAGAAAGTCATATAAGTAGGCACTTATTTGCACGTCGATAGGCAATAAAGCATTTCGTGCCCTTTCCCCTGAGAGGCTCTGAGAGGAATCGATATGGGTGAGAGTGGCCGGAAGGGCCACGAGGCGCTCTCAGGGCCATACAGGGGCCTCTCAGGGCAAGTGAGCGAAAGCCTTGCTGATTGCCTTCAGGAACGAAAAAGGCCCTCTCCGGGGGACTGGAGAGGGCCTTTCTTGGGGGAGGTGTGAGAGTCAGCGACGCTTGGCGGCTCGCTTCTTGGCCGCTTCGATCTCGGCCTCGGGAGTAGATCCGATGCGAGCGGCGTACACGTCGGCCACGATCTCAAGAGCGCTCGGCGGGTACGACGGGTGGTGGTGGACCACGGTGCCGTCTTCCCACGTCCGGGGGTAGGCAGCGTTCCAGTCGAAGTAGTCCGTGAGCCACGCCTTCGCAGCGGCGATGGTCTTGAGGCGTTCGTTGCGAGGTTTGTCGTTGACCCATTCAAGAACGAACGTGAGACCGCCATCGATGTCGTCGGGCACGAGAGCCTTGGCGACCTTCTTGGCATGACGATCGGCCTTGAGCGCTGCACGTTCGGCCTTCGCTGCTTTGTCGTTGTTCGACGTGCCGTTGGTCCATTCGACCGGTGCCGACGGGAAGCACACGGAGCAGAGAATCTCGCCCTGATCAGCGACAGCGTCGGCCTCGGTCAGTCCCGACAACTGCGGGAGCCAGCCGAACTCGGTCGTGATGAAGCATGTGCTGCACGACGTGTCGCGATGGATGTGACCGTTGCTGTTGAGCACGAGGAAGAACCGGCTCCAGCGGTGCTCGCTGTAGAGGTCGTGGAACGGAGCAACTTTGGCATCAAGGCGGGCGATGACGGATCGACCGTGGGAGATGGAGTCGTAGAACTTCTGCGGGTCAAGACCATTTTTTTCCGCACGTTCGATCTGACGCTCGTGATGCTGAATGTACGAACGCTCCTTGGCGATCTCGCCGTTGATCTCAGCGATCACGGTGTCGATGGCGGCAGCAGCGGCATGGGTCGCTTCGTCGTAGGACTTGACCGGCTCGAAACTGAGTTCGGTGTCGTCGTTCACGATGACCCCGTCGATCAGCGTGTCGATGTAGTCGCAGTCCTGACAGGTGCGCTCGGTGACGGCGAAGACGAAGCCACTGTGTGGCTCGTAGTTGCCAGCGAGCGAGAGGGAATCTTCTTCGCAGTTCGGGCAGATGTTGGTGGTCGTGATGGTCGTGGTCATGGCAGGCCCTCCGGGGCGGTAGTGGGTAGGTCCCTGACCGTAATGCGGCCATTCGACGGGTGCAAGCCTTTCGAACCCCTGCCTGTATGGCCCTGTGAGGGCCTCCCAGCACTCGGGTGGGGGGTATATACCCGACCACCCCCACGAGGCGCTCTCAGGGGCATACAGGAGGCAATGAGACGAAATCCTTGATATCGACGGTATGGCAATATCGATACCGCCCTGAAACGCAAATGACCGCCCACGAAGGGCGGTCATCAGCACGATCGTTCTGATCAAGCGGTCGATCAGAAGCCCATCTTGCTGGCGCAGTCCGGGCCAAGACCAGCGGCTCGCGAGTCCTCATCGGTCAGGGTGCGATGGCAGCGGCCACAGCGACCGATCTCACGGCCATAGGCGGCGAGGGCACCAGCGACATCGTCGGTGCATGCGATGCGCTCCAGCACCTTGACAGCGTCTTCGTACGCAAGGTGCTGGTCGTGGTGACCGCCGATGATGCGGTAGACGGCGACACCAAGCGAGATGCGAACGACTCGGAAGAAATCAAGGTCGTTCGAACCGGTCACGTTGTCGATGGCGAGATGAAGGTCGGGCTTCGACTGACCAGCAACACCGGCACGAGTGAAGAGATCACGGGAGAGGGCGATGGCATCGGCACGAGCGGCCTGACGGGCCTGTTCGAAAGCCTGACGCTCGGCCTGCTCGGCAGCGACACGGGCCTGAGCCTCGGCACGCTCGGCAGCGAGGGCCGCTTCACGCTCGGCAGGATCAATCTCGGCACATGCCTTGCAGATCGTGAGCCATGAACCGTTGACGAGAAGAGCGTGACCGGCACCGGCATCGACACGCTGGGAGCACACGTTGCAGCCCTTGGCGAAGCGGTTCGAAATGACTCGCTCGGCATTGAACGATGCGAGACCAACGGGGAGGGCGACAGCGGTGAACGGCTTGAGCATCGGATTGATGTTCTTGAGAAGAGCGTCGATGGCCTTCGAAGCCTCGCGAGATTCGATGAGCGTCGAACCTTCACGGACTGCCTGCATCGCTGTGGCGATCTCGGGAGTGAGCGCCTTGGACACGGCGGCGAGCACATCGGTTGCGCCCTTCTCAGAAGCGGCGGCGAGTCCAGCCTCGGTCTCAGCGAGGAGGGTGGTGAGGAAGTTGATCTGCTTCGTTGATGCGGACATGGCGTGACCTCCGGGGTCGTTGGTGGGTAGGTGGACGATATTGGCATACGGGTGCGACAGCCGCAAGTATCCCAATCGATATCGATATCGATCGGGCCTGAGAACGAGAAGAGCCACCCCGGAGGGTGGCTCTTAGTGCGCCTCGGTTGGCGGTGGATCAGTCGGTAGCGACCCCCGATGCCGTGGAGAGCGCCCGGAGCACCGGGAGGGAGACCTCGTGGACGACGTGTTCGGATGAAAGCGAGACGCTCCCAACGGAGAGGCTGTTCGTCGTGAACGGGAATTCGGGCATGTCGTGATTCACGACGGCGTACTTCACACGCTGTGAGATCAGGCCCTTGAACGATCCGTCCCGGTAGTAATCGGCGCTCAGTTGAGCGACCTCCACGCCGTTGAGCGTGATGGAGACGATGGTTCCGGTTTCGTCCAAGATGGCTCCGATGGTCGGTACTGCGCTTCGGCGTTCCTTCCATTCCTTGACCTCGTCGCTGCCGTAGAACTCAAGGTCGGCATTGAACTGGGCGATGGTTCCGATTGATTCTGACATGGTGACCTCCGTAGGTCGGTAGTGGGTAGGTCTCCATTAAGCGCACAGCCTCAAGAGGGATGCAAGTCATTCGTTCCCTTGCGCTCGGTCGAAGTACGTCGAACAGGGCCTTCTCAGGGCCACGAGGCACGAAAGTGCCAATTCATCCGTAGAACCTGTTTATTGGACTTTTGAGCATATGCCTGTTCAGAAAACTCATATAAGTAGGCACTTTTCTGTCGAATTCTATCGAATAAAGGATTTCGCTCCGTTGCGTTCTAAGCGATTGAGACCCCGAAGTGGGGGGTTTGTCTCATTCAGGGGTGCGAGGCGCTCTCAGGGCCATATAGGGGGCAATGAGACGAAATCCTTGTACAGGGCCATATTCGACGTTCTCAGGTCCAATCGACCTGTCCGAAGAGAGCCACCTGAAGAATCTCGTCGGCCTCCTCGGGATCGAACGGGTGGTCGTTTCGACCGAAGAACCGGTCACGGACGTAGGACCGTGTTCCCTTCGACAGTCCCATGCCATGGCCGTCGCTGAGCACGATGGTGAGCAGACCTTCGACCACGAGCGTGCTGTCGATGGCATATTCGATCCCGTCGTCGTCCTCATCGATGGTGACCGTCGGGACCGGCGCTCCGGGGATCAACGTGGACCAATGTCCGATGGCCGGGAGACCGACGGTGAGCACCTCGGCCACCATCTCCTCAAGCGTGCTCACAGCATCTCCTCACGAGGTCGTTGATGAGTATCTCTATGCACGATCCAATCGCTTCGTAGCCGCTGTCGTCGGTCCCTTCATCAGTGGCTAGGTCGCCATCGGGGGAGCACACGTTGATCCAGTAGTGCGTTGAGTACTCATCAGGCTCCTCGCGATCGCGAGAGACGAACGTGCACTTCTCTTCGGACGTGACGGTGATGTCGTATCCGGCGGTATCGATGAGCAGTTTGGGATCGTCCCGACTCGTGCCCAAGAGGGCGAGCACGCTGTCGTCGGTATCAGTAATCCATCGTTCCAATAGCCAGTCACGGAGGAGCACGGTGCCATCGAAATCCAAAGCGTCACGGGACAGCACGTCAGCGACCTCCTCGTGATCGTCGGGAGCCGGGAAGAGTTCCAAGAACCTCA